CCGGAAAACATCGGGCGCCCGATCCAGTACACCGGGCCGCGCGTCGCGGGGCTCACGCCCGACGAAATGCAGGCTCGGGCAAGCGCACGGGGCGTTACCGGCAACCCGTTCCTAGGCGAAGCGGCGGGGATGGTGCGCGGCGCGGCCGGCGTGGACAGCGGCGGGCGGGGCGTGGCCCTTGCCTCCGGCCAGCGGTTCAAGGACAGCGACACCGAAGCCTTTATGAACCCCTACATGGACGCCGTGTTCGGGGAAATCGAGCGCACGGGCGATCGGAACCTCAACGACATTCGCGCGCGCGCGGCGAAGGCCGGCGCGTTCGGCGGGTCCCGGCAGGCGGTTGCGGAGAGCCTTCAACGCGACCAGACGCAACGGCAGGTCGGGCAAGTCGCATCGCAGGCTTTCGAAAGCGGACAGCAACAGTTCAACACGGAACAAGGTCGCGGGTTGCAGATCGCGCAGTTGCTTGACCAGATTACCAACGCCGGAGCCAATCGAGACCTTGCGTCGGGCCAAGCGCTTGCGAACCTCGGCCAAGCGGGCTTCGGAAACGAAATGGCGATCATTCAAATGCTCAACCAGCTTGGCGGGCAGGAGCGCGGCATCGCGCAGGGCATCTTTGACACTCAGTATGGGGATTTTCGCGAGGCTCGCGACTACCCCATGCGGATGCAGCAATACCTTCAGTCGGTGCTCGCCGGGACGCCTTTCGAGCGGACCACGACGACGACGGCACCGGGCGCGAGCCTTATGTCTCAGGTGATCGGTGCCGGCGCCACGGGCGTCGGGATCGCCGGGCCTCGTGGGCTTGGCTGGCTCGGCCCCGGCGGCACTGGCGTCCCCGGCTTTCGCAATCAAGGGTGACCTATGACTGGCATGATCCCCGGCGCCGAAGACGAAGTTGGCGCACTGGACACCGGCGCTCTTGAAGCCCTGTTGACGCAATTTGGCGGGGCGGGTCCGCGCCGACGTGCGCCCGCCGTGTTCCCCGAACTGACGACGGAGGCATATGAGCAGGCCGTTGAGCAGGACCGCGCCGCGCGACCCTACGACCTCTTGCTGCAACTCGGCCTTGGCATGATGGCGAGTAGGTCTCCGTCCTTGTTCGGAGCCATCGGAGAGGCGGGGAAAACGGCTCTCGCCAACGTCGAAAAGACGGGCAATCAGAACGTCCGCGAACTGGTCCAAAAGGCTCAGATCGGCGGCCAGATCGCGGCGGGCGAACAACAGCGCGCGACCCGGCAGGCGTTGCGGACGGCGCTTGACGCCGATGCCAAGCTGACGCCCGCGCAGAAGCAAATCATCCTTGCGGACCCTGATGGCGCGGGGCGGACCTATCTGTCGGCGTCAATGCAAACGCCTCGCCCGTCGCCGACCGTTACGGTCAACGGCGGCGTTTTTGAACGCGACGTCAACGCGCCCGGCGGCCTGGGTCGTCGCCTTGGGGACGCCCCGAACAACGCGCCTCAAGTTGTCCTTCCACGCGCAGAGACGGCTTACGAGGCGGCGCGTGGCAAGGACATTGCGACGGAGGTTCAGGCCGCAAGTGATGCGGCGTCCAAGGCGCGGGACACCATAGCGTCGGTCGAAACCCTGTCCGGGCTTTTGGGGCAGATTGAGACCGGGGCGCTGGCGCCAAGCATCGCGACCCTTGGCGGCGCGATGCAGAGCGTCGGCATTAACCCTGAGCGTTTCGGCATTGATCCGAAGCTACCCGCCACGGCGCAGGCGGCGCGGTCAATCATCAGCCGGCTTGTCATGGACCAGATCGGCGCTGGCGGCATCCCGGCAAACGGGTTCTCGAATGCTGACCGTGAGTTCCTTGAGAAGGCGCAGGTTAGTCTAAGCAACCGCCCTGAGGCGAATGAGCTAATTCTTGAAGTTGCCCGCCGGAAGGCGCGACGGACAATTGAGTATCAGCGCGGATTGGCGAGGGCCGACGCCGAAGGGTTCGACGCGGTGCGCCGGTTCCGCCAAACGTGGGACGAGTACTCTGAGAAGAACCCGGCCTTCGCGGGGCTCACATTGCCGGGCGGCCGGCAAGCGGGCGGCGGGTCAGACACGCCCCGCGTGACGTACACGCCTGAGCAGGAAGACCAAATCAAGCGAGCGCGCGCCGCGATCGCGAGGGGCGCTTCCAGGGATGCCATTGCAAAGCGGCTGCGCGATCTTGGGGTTGAGCCTCCGGGAGATTTGTGATGGCTGGCGAGTTCGATGACCTGATCCCTAACGACGAGTTCGCGGACCTTATCCCGTCGCGCGGCGACCGCATCAAGGCGGGCGTTGTCGCGGGCGGCGAGGCGGCGGCCAGTGCCCAAGAAATTGCGTCGGGCGCCGCGCTTCGGGGCGTTTCCAATCTTATCGGCTTGCCGAACGCGATTGACCAATTGATCGCCGCTGGCGTTCGCGCGGGTGGCGAGGCGATTGGCCTTCCCCCGGCGTACAACGCCCCTCCGATGGCGCTTCTGCCGTCGTCGGAAGCCGTTGCCGGGTTTCTTCAAAGCATTGGGTTGCCCGTAAACCGCCGGCCAGAAAGTGTCGCTGGCAAGATCGCGGCCGGTGCAATCGAGGGCGCGGCCAGTTCGCCGTTCGGGGCTGGCGGCATCATCGCCGGGGCCTTGGGAGGTGGCGGCGCCGAAGCCGCTGGGCAGGCTTTGGAGGGCACGCCTTACGAGCAGGCCGGTCGCGTCGCGGCGGGCGTTACGCTCCCGCTTCTCGCTGGCGGCGTTCGATCCATCCCGGCAACGTCATCGTCCATCGCGCGGGATGCCCTAGAGGGCGTCACCCCGTCTCAGGTGGAGATGGCGCAGCGGCTCATTGAAACGGCGCGCGGGAAAGGCATTGATCTGACGGTGGCCGAGGCGCTGGCCCAAGTCACGGGGCGCACGCCGTTGCAGGACGTTCAGCGCGTTGTGGAACAATCGCGCGGCGGCGGCATCATTATGCAGGACCTCCTCAATCGCCGGCCCGGGCAGGTCCAGGGCGCGGTGACGCGCGAACTGGATGGCATCGGCCCGGCTGTCGCGGACCCGAGCGAAATCCCGCCGCGCCTTCAAGCCGCCGCGCAAGGCGTCATTGACGACGCGGTGAGGGCGCGGACGCAGGCGGTCAATCCGCTGTATCAAGCCGCCGACACCGTGAGCGTTCCTGACGAAAAGGTGCGTTCTCTGGTCGCCAATCTCGACATGATCATGGCGTCCGATAAAACGGGGTATTTGTCTAGCGGGCCGCTACGCAATCTTCGGGATCGCCTTATGCCCGATGGCGAGCCTATCACGGACATTGCCAATCTCGACCGTTTGAGAAAGGCGGTTCGCGACACGTTGGACCGACCTGATCTAAGCGGCCCGGCCATTTCCAAGGAAACCGAGGCGCGCGTTAATGAGGCGCTAGACTACCTTCGAACGCGCATGGAAAGCAGCAGCCCCGAATTTGCGAAGGGGCTTAGGTCATACCAGGAAATTACGGAGAACGTCGTCAACCCGGCCGTCCGGTCGCCTGTCGGGCAGCTTGCCGCAACCGACCCGCTGGACCCCGGCGCCTTTGCCAAGCAGCGCCAAATCCTGTTCCCCGCGAAGCCTGAGACGCTGACGCCGAACGCCGTGCGCCGCGCGATCCTTGAAGTCAACGAGAAGGACCCGACTGCCGCTCGCGACCTCACGCGCCAGTTTCTTCAAAACGCCTTTAACGATGCGTCCAAGAAGCAATTGACGAATGCCGAGAACGCCGGGGCGCGGTTCCGCGTCCTTGTGGCGGGCAACCCCCAGCAGGAACGCAATCTTGCCGCCGCTCTAGAGGCATTGGACCCGAAGAACGGCACATCAATCCGGCAGGGATTTGAAAACCTGCTTCAAGTCCTTGAAGCCACTGGACGCCGGCAAGCCCCTGGGTCTCAGACCGAGTTCAATCGTCTTCTGACGCGCGAGATGGAACAGGGCGGAGCGGCGCAGGCGCTGAAGCCCAAGCAGACCATTGACGAGTTCATTCGGCGCGCCCGGTACAAGCGCAACGCCGAAGAACTGGCGGACATTCTGACGGACCCCAACGCCATTGACCGTCTTAAGCGCCTGTCGGTTCTCGCACCCAACAGCGAGCCGGCCGTCGCCATCGTGGCGTCAATGATGGCGCTTCCCCGCCCCGGCCAGACCGGCGAATGAGGACCTGATCACCATCCACGCCCAAGTGAAGAGAAAGGCGCATAGCCACCCGACAAAGCCGGCGGCCAAGGGGTTCGTCGTGGTGACCTGAGTTCCGCCGTACAACAGGAACCACGTCACATAGATCACGATTGCCAACTGTACGATTTTTAGCATCCGCCCATTATAGCGGGCGGCGCCCTCTACATCCATACCCACATAGGAGCCCTCCATGAGGCCAGCGGTCTATGCCGCTGCGGTCGCGCTCGCTTTCGTGTCGAGCCCGGTCGCGGCACAAGTTCGGCTTCCGTGTATGCCCATAGATCGGGCGGTCGAACTGCTAAAGGCGATGAAGGCGGCCCCGGTGGCTGAGTTCACGGACGGAGACGGCGACGTGTGGGCATTGGTTCGTCTGCCCGACGGCAAGGCGGCGGTGATGATGCTATCTCCCATGAGGGGCGTGGCGTGCGGGGTCGAGGGCAGCAGCCTTCGGATCCATCTTGGCGGGGACCCGTCGTGAACGCGGGCGATGTCACCCCCATCCTGGGCCTCGGCGTCGTGACGCTGGCCCATCTTGTCGGCTTCGTGTGGTGGGCGTCACGCCTCACGACCCGCGTGGATCACATCGAACGCTGGATTAGCCAGAATGAGCAAACGAGCACGCGGCTAACCGAGTTGGAGGTCCAGCTTCGATCGGTAGGGGAAAGCCTCCATCGGATCGAGCAGCGGCTGGATAAGATGGGCGGCTCGTGATGTCCGGTCGCGAGCTTGAAGATAACTGCGTTCGCACCCGCATCGAAGCGTGGCTGCGGAACGATAAATCCGTCGTTCGTGCGGCGGAAGAATTGGGCATCAACACAAAAACGTTGGGAAGTACGATCTACTCGGCCGAGGGCCGGCGGGTAGCGGCGGAGTTGACGCAGGACTTCGGGGCGCCGGTTCCCGACCTCGCGCCGCGCGAGGCGCCGAAGTACCGCAAGATCGGCCCGCCGGATGGGGTGGTGAGGGTTATGGTCATCGGGGACGCGCACGACGATCCGCGCATTCCCGATAAGTCCCGGTTCGCGTTGATGGGGGCTCATGCCGAAGCGACCCGGCCCGACGTAATCCTGTCCATCGGGGACTTCCTCGACTTCGCGAGCCTGTCCACGCACGAACGCGAGGACACGTATAAGGCGCGTGGGAAGCCATCGTTCATGGAAGACATGGCGTCGGCGGTGGATGCGTTACGGGTCTTTGAGGCGCAGTTGTCGCCCGACTACCATCCGCGCAAGCACATCACGTTCGGGAACCACGAAGAAAGATGCGAGCGCGCTGAAGATATCGACCCCAAGGCGCGGGGCATGTACGCCGGCCAACGCGACACGCTATTTGAAAGCCACGGCTGGACGCACCAAGCCTATCGCCACTGGACGGTGATCGGGGGCGTTGGCTTTACCCACGCGCCGCAATCAATCATGGGCAAGCCGCTAGGTGGGAAGAACGTCGAGAACACCATCGCGAACGATACCACGTTTAGCGTCGTCTTCGGCCATACGCACCGCTACAACTACGTGCGCCGACCGAAGCAAGGCTACGCAAACAGCGTCACGGTCGTGAATGTTGGTTGCGCGATGCCGCACAACTACGTTCCGTCCTACGCCAGCGCGTTACCGACCGGATTTACATATGGCATCGTGGACATGATGATTGAAGGTGGGGAAATTCTTTCCGCGCCCCTTCGGACGTTCCGCGAATTGACCCGGATGTACGGCGAGCCCCGTGACGCCTAAGCGCGAGAAGCGCCCGAAGCGCCCGCCGCCGAAAGAACCCCGCAAACATCCCAAGGTCGAGTTTGCCCCGGAAGATGAGGGCGCAGACCCCCTTGATTTCGTCATCGACACGAACTGGCCGCCCAAGCCGAATTGATGGAGGCGTCATGTCTCTCTGGTCCCGCCTTGCGGAGCGGTTCGTCCGCGTGCGTGCGCCCGCCGCCCCTCCACCCGTCCCGACTGACCCGATCACCCTCGCGGTCAATGCCGCGCTCCCCGTCATTAAGGAGTTTGAGGGGTGCAGGCTGACGGCCTACCGCTGCCCAGCGGGCGTGTGGACGATCGGATGGGGGGCGACCGGGGACAACATCGTGGATGGCCTGACGTGGACGCAACAGCAAGCCGATGTGCGCCTTGCGGTTGACGCCCGACAGTTCGCCATCGCGGTTCGCCGCGCGGTCACGGTTGCTCTCACGCCTAATCAGCACGGCGCCTGCGCGAGCCTCGCCTACAACATCGGGGCCGGGGCGTTCGGGGCGTCCACCCTCGTCAAGATGCTCAACGCCGGGGACTACGCGGGCGCCGCTGATCAGTTCGGCCGGTGGACCAAGGCCAAGGGCGCCGATCTGCCGGGCCTTGTGCGCCGCCGCGCTGCCGAGCGCGACTTGTTCGTGAAGGAGTGACCCATGCCCATCCCGCTGATCCCCCTCTTGGGGGCCGTGTTGCCGTACCTGATCCCCGCCGTTGCCGAAAGGGTGGCGGGTCAGCCGGCCGGGGAAATCGCACAGAGGGTTGTCGAAGTCGCGCAGGCCGTCACCGGGCAGACCGATCCCGATGCAGTGGCGCAGGCGCTTGCGGGCGATCCCGCGCTTGCGTCCCAACTCCGCACGCGGTTAGCGGAGATTGAGTTGGACGTGATCCGCGTCGACGCCGCCGACCGGGCCGACGCGCGCGCCCGTCATGCCGCTATGCGGGACTGGGCAACCCCGGCTCTAGCCTTCTCGATCACGATCGGCTTCTTCGCGGCGCTGGGGTTCGCCATGGCGTTCGGGCTGCCCGAGGCGGGGCGTGAACCGCTCCTCGTCCTCATCGGCTCGCTGGCGACCGCGTGGACCGCCGTGGTGGGCTTCTACTTCGGGACCAGCAACGGGGCGCGGCGGGCGTCGGACGCCATCAACGCGACGCTGCGCCGATGACCGACGACACGATCCGGGGCCGGACCCTTGCCGCTGCCGGCCGGGCTGTCCTGACCGACCGAAACAACGAATACGGCGGGCCGGAACAGTCCTTCGGCACCATTGCGGCGTTGTGGTCCGTGATCATCGGGCGCCCCGTCACCCCGGCGGAAGTCGCCTTGTGCATGGCGGCGGTGAAGATCGCGCGATTGACCGCCAATCCCACGCACGCCGATAGCTGGATTGATCTAGCGGGCTATGCGGCGTGCGGGGCGGAAGTGGCGGGGTCATAGGTTCCGGTACGCCGTCGCCAGTTGCTCGGTTTCGCGATCCAGTTCCGCAACGCGGGCGGCGGTCTGCATCGCGTCCTGCCGGATCATGTCGCGCTCGGCTTGCGCGTTTGACAGCATCTCTCGCAGACGCGCGGCTTCCGCCGTGAGGGCGTCGACCCTTTCAGCCGCCGCGACGGCCGTTTCTTCATGCCGGTCCCGATCGGCGATGAGGTGGCAGACAAGCGATGCCAGCCCGGCCTTGCTTTGTCGGTTGCCGATCAACTTCATCGCCGTCGCATAGCGCCGGTGGTTCTGGTGATTGGCCGACGGGTGATCGTCCCTTACCCGCTGGGTCCAATCGTCCGTCCGATCGCCCTCCTGCTGCCAGTGCCGCGCCTCCTGAGCGTCGTTCTCAGCATTGAATGCGCGGTCGTTCGCGGCCTTTAGGTCGGCCATCAGGGCGTCGATGTGGGCCAGCAGGGCGGGGACGTCGGATCGGGCGCTCGCCACGAAGGCGGCGTTAGCGGCTGCGTTGCCGTAGCCTCGCGGCTGGTAGAACTCGCCGATCGCTTGGCCTTCCCCCTGTGCGTACAAGCGCGGGGCATCGTGGCCGACGGTGTGCCACGGTCCCGGCGTCGCCTTCTCGGCCCTCTCCCGGATCGCGGCGAGGTCGTCATTCGTCAGCATCGGGGGTCTCCGTCGTGAGCCGGGCGCGTAGGGCGGCGATGCAGAGGGCGATGATTGGCAGTTCGTGTGGGCATTGCCGTCCGACAAGCTGGTTCATGCGCCACACAGAAGCATACGACCCTGGAGAACCATACCCTTCCGCCCGCCTGTCCGTAACGCTCCACGCCATGCCATTCGGAACGAGCGCTAGGGCGGCGTCGAGGGAGGCGGTGAAATTTACCTGACCGCGATACCGCGCTCCAGTCTGAGACCAGACATAGAAGTCCTCACGCCAAACGAGACCCACCGTCTCGCGAATGGCGGCATCAAGCCCCCGGTCTGGCCCCGTCGCGCTTTCCAGCCGGGCGATCAGGTCACGCATCGGGGGTCTCCTCTAGGGCGGCGGTGAGCATGGCGCGGATGATGTAGAACGGGGCGCGGCCTCGTGCCGTCGCATTCAACAACGCCTCAACCATCCCGTCCGTCGGCTCCATCAGCGCGGCGATGGCGGCGCGGGCGAGGAGCGCATAGCCGTCTCGTTCGTCCTCGCCTGACCCGCTTTGCATGGGGTCGCCAGCTTGCTCCCAAGTGAACCCCTGCGCTTCGCACAAGGCCCGCGCGACCCTCTCGATCATCGTGTCAGGCATCGTCGTTCTCCTTGTCCAGCCGGCCGGCGAGCCGCAGAAACCCTACGCTGAACTCCGGGACTATGCCCGTCTGCGGTTGCAACTCTCCGAAGCGATCAACGCACGTTTCGCAGCGGTGAATTTCGCGATCGGGGGTCTGCGGGAAGCCGCTATAGACCATCTGCCACATCGCGCGCGGGGACGCTTTGAAGAAGCGGCCACAGCAGTCGCACTTCATCACTCCCCCTCCCGGTCGAGTCGGCCGGCGGCGGTGAGCCGATCCGGCGCGTGCTGTTGTAGCCACCGGTGACCGAGAAACGTCATGCCCGCCGCTTGGTCAGCGTTTCGAGGCATCGGAACCTCGTCATCGCGCACCACCGCCGCCTCCCCCTTGAGAATCGCGTCCGCCGCCACGTCGCCGACCCGGTTGAGGAGCGCGAGGGCGCGGGCGATGTGACTGTCAGTCGGCGCACGATCAAGGCCGGCCTCCAGAACGTCCGCGATCTCCGCGAGCGTGCCGGCCATCAGCATAGCCCCCTCGCACGGCCCCTTGTCCTTGGCAGCGGCTCGAAGCATCCCGACGCGGGTGCGCCAGTACGCCTCGTTTCCCGGTTCCGTCCCCATCACTCCCCCTCCTTCTTGATCGCGGTGGCCACGATGGGGCCGAGATCGGCCGCCCGCATTGCCCCGAGGACATCGGACCGCACACGGTCGCGCTCGCTCACATCTCCGATGGCGTCGTGGATCGCGTCGTGGACCGTGTCGTCCAGATGGTCCCGCACCGCCTCCGCGACGCGCTGGGCGAGGGCGGCGCGGTAGGCGTGTCGCACGGCCGAATAGGCGTCAGGCGTCCGTTGCGGGTCCAGGGCGGTCTGCATGATCATCGTTTCCACCATCCCGTCCGTCGGCTCCATCATCGCGGCGATGGCGGCGCGGGCTTGCCGAATGTAGATTTCGCGGACGCTAGGCGACTGCCATCCGTCAACATCGTCGTCGGCCACTCCGTCGTACTCGTTCATGTCCGCAAGCATCGCCCGCGCGACCCTCTCGATCATCGTGTCAGGCATCGTCGTTCTCCTTGTCCAGCCGGCCGGCGGCGATGCCCTCGTGCAACGTAAAGTGCGCCAGCAAGTCTTGAGCGTCGTCCACTGGATTGCTCGCCCGCACCATCTCTATCGTGGGCTCCACCGGCACCACCGCCGCTGTCCCGGCCTTCAGCCCTGCCCACGCCTCGGGGTTCCGGCGCGCCCACTCCACCAGGGCCGCGACGTCATCCGCCGCCGCGTCGCCGACCCGGTCAAGGAGCGCGAGGGCGCGGGCGATCTTTTCCCCGCGCTCCCGGACCTCGCGGTTCATCTCGGTGACCGTGAGCCCTTGCATACCGTTGGCAATGCAGATGACCCGACGCCCCTGTGTGACCCACGCGCGGCACAACTCGCTGCCCGTGTTCATGAGATCGACCTTGTACGGCGCGCTCATCAGCCCTCCTCCCCGGTCACGCCGGTTAGCACGGCGGCGAGGTTGATGGCGTCCATCCTGTGATGGTTCCGGGCGTCGCCATACGTCCCGGTGACCGCCTGCTTGCACGCCTCCCGCACCGCCTCGGCCACAGCGATGTCGCGGGCGGCGCTAAGGTACGCGCGAAGGTCGGCGGGATTGGAACCGGAGTTCAGGTCAACCGAGCCAGCGCGGTGCCTTCCCTGACCGCGGTCGAAGAAGGTGTAGCCGAGCCCATCATCGCCGCTGGACAAAAGCGCGTAGAAGGCGCTGCCCTCGCGGTTGCGCCCCCACTCGATCCCGACTTCTCCCCCTTCCTCAGCCTTAAAGAGTCGCGCATCGGTGCCGGCGAGCGAGGCGACGACGCGCAGTAGGCCCGTCAGCCGCTCCACCTCGGCCTCCAGCTTCGTGACGCGCGCGGCAAGATCGGCGCGGCGGTCCTCCAAGCGAGCGGCGTGGGTCTCAGTCGTGCGGGCATAGCCGATCCAGTGATCCACCTGCCGCGTCAGCCGCTCCACCTCGGCCCGGAGGCGGGCGATCTCGGCGTCCTTGTCGCCCCGCTTGATGAACCGGCCGTACTCTCGGACGAGTTCGCGCATTTCAGGGGTTGTCCCGAGCGGTGCCGGCCCCTCCGCCAGCGCCGCCCACCTAGCTGCCATCCGCTCCCCGTCGGCCAGCCCCGCTTTCCCGACCGGGACACCCGCCATCTCCGGGCCGCTCTCGGGTGCGGGATTTTCCCGATCGGGGTGCCGCACGATGTCCACTCCGCCGGTCGAGTGCGAGAACGTCCAACCCGCCGCCTCAGCGCGCTGGATCATCTCTTCCATTTCCGCCCGCACGCAGCCAGGGCGGCCGGTGCAGGACGGATCACGCCACTCGCCCGGCCCGCCGGGGTCAATGACGCGGATCACGCACGCCGGGCACTTCAGGTCGGTCATGGCTCCCCCTCATCCTGCACAATCTGCGTCGCCGACAGGTCGTACCGGACCCACGGACGCCCGCACGTCGGGCATTCGCCCTGGGGGTCTTCGCACCACAGGCGGCCTTCGCCGTTGGTCTCCAGAACCCGTATGCAGTCCGCGCACGCGGGCTGGAGGTAGATCGTGGCGTGGGTGGTCATCGCTGGCCTCCGTCGGCGGGCGGGGCGGGCTTGAACGAGCGGTGCCAGTCCGAAAGGGCACGCGACCATTCGGTGCCGTTCTCGACGTTCACGTACACGACGGCCGGCGGGAACTTCGCGCTCGGATGCGCCGTGTTGGTGATCCGGTCGATCCGGTACACGCGACCGCTATGGTGGACCCACAGATCGCCGGGCTGGGGGCCGCCCTCTCCGGGCAGCCTTACGACAGGAGGGCTATCCCCGGCGGGCGGGGTGGCAAGAGCGCGAATGGCTTCGGCGCATTCCGCTGCCCCAACGGCTTGATCGGAATACCCCGACAGACCATCGTCGAACTCCCCCCGCCATGCGGCGTACTCGTCGCACTCTCGCGCCGCCTCCTCAATCCCCTCCCGCCGGCCCCGCTCGACAAGCGCGGCGTCGCGGGCTACGGCGGCCTCTTGCGGGCTATGCGCGGCGATGGCGAGGCGACGCAGGTAGTCCGCGTCAACCATCTTCGCCGGGTCGTCGCCCTCAAGGATCAGTGCGTGCAGCGCCGCCTCCCGGGCCAGCGCCTCGTCGCGCTCGCCCTTCAGCGCGCCGACCAGCGCCTCGACGCCAGCCAGAAACTCGGCCCGCTCCTTTTGAATTCTCTCAATGTCCGCCAGCGCCTCGTCGCGCTCCCGCTCGGCTGCCTCGACGCGGGAGAGGAGGGCGGCGACCTCGTTGCTCGGGGTGGTGTCGATGGTTTCGGCCAGCGCGTCCCAGGACGGCGCGCGCCACGCCATTGTGGTGTGAGACGTTTCGCCTTGAATGTTCAACCAAATCTTGACGCCGCCTTCAAGTTCGGCGGCGTCAACGGACGCCCGTTGAGTCGGTACGGAGTTCGTGTCGATAGTCATAGCCTCGCCTCCTCGGTCGGCACGGTGAACGTCAGGGCCTCAAGTTTCGCGATCCGCTTAC